CCGACGATGGAGCGGACCATATCCATCTGGCCTTCAAGCACCTTGGCGTCTCCGCCGAACCAGGGGATGTCCTTCACGTGGCCCGCCAACGGCCCGATCATCCCCTCTTTTTTCGGGTCGGTAATCTGTGACTGCAGATCCTTCAGCGCGCCCACGCTGCGGCCCAGCGTATAAAGCTGCTTCAATTCCTCGTCGCTCGGCTTGGTGGTGAACTGCGTGAATCCCTGCTGGGCGAGCAGCGGTGTGAGCTTGGTCTGATCGGCCGACGACAAACGCGAGAACAGCGTCGGATCTTTCTTCACCGCATCGGCCAGGGCCTGATTCTGGACATTCTGCGCGGTGATACCGGCCATCGCACCGGCCAGCCCCACCGCACCGGCTTCCTCGACTTTCTGCGCCTGAACGCCTGCAGGACGCGGCACGGTCTCCCCGGCCTTAGGTGCCTGCGCACCAGTACCGACAACCATCTTGAGTTGATCCAGCGGAAGACCAATCGTCCCGGCATATAACTTCTGCGCATAGGGATCGAGTCCAGCCAACCATTTCGCTTTCGCGGCAGCCGTGTCTTCTGTCACAGGTTGCAGGTTCGTCCAGGCATCGGCGCGGGCTTGCGCTTCCTGCTTAACGCCGAACTCCCACCGCTTCATCGCCTCGGCGTTTATGTCGGATTGGACCTTAACGGCCTCGCCATACTTATAGGCGCTCAGGCCCTGTGACTTTAGATAAGCCTGCGTGCGCGGATCGTTGAATCCGAGACCGCTATACAAGCGCGCGTCGTCCCAGGAAATGAAGCGTTGGTTTGCCGCATCGACTAGATTCCGCTTGAGGGATTCATCATCGATAGCACCGCTGACCAGCTTCGACATATTGTCGGCCTGCTTACCGTGAAAGTCCAGCAGTGCGCTCCGTTGATCCAGATCCGCCTTGGCCGCCTGAGCGATGCTCTGAATCGTGGGGATGGCGTACGTTCCGCCCCGCCGCAACAGCTCGGGCACCTTCGTCATCAGGTCGCTGAGTGACATGCCCCCGCCCGGAGTGCCCGCGACTCTCGGCAGAAACGGCGGCGTAGTCGTACCGGTCGGCGCAGGCCAAGTTGTTGTGGGTTCGAGAGTACCGGGCGCTGCCGGGGCAGTTCCATCACTCGGCAGAAACGGCGGGGTAACCGGAGAGGTCGGCGCAGGCCCCGGTATGGCCGGTAGGGAGACTGGCGGCGTGGTAGCCGTAGGTGGAACCATCGTTCCGGGCGCGATCCCCGGCGTCGTCGCCGCGCCCGGTGTCGGCGGCTGCCCTTGCAGTACCCGGTTGATCTCGTCCTGGGCCGCCATGGTGCGCTGCGTCTGCTCGACTTGCAAAGCAGTCAACTGGCCCCGCTGCATCAGCTCGCGCAGGGTCACCATCCGGTTGAACTGATCGAGCGGGTTGGCGAGCGGAAACGGCGCAACCTGCGGCAGGTGGAACTGCAGGGCTATCGATGGATCAATGGGCATAGATTATCTGGGCGTACCAATGACGTATCCGTCGGGTCCAAGGAACGGCGGAGTTACCGCCGGATTATTGAAGATATTCTGAAGCTGGTTGAGCATGTTCTGGTTTTGGTAATAGTTCAGCAGGCCGCCCGCCGAATTGGTGACACCAGCCAGTGCGCCGGCCATCGACTGCGCGCCGCCCATGATGCCGGACGCGGCAGCATTACCGGCACCGGTCATCAATTCGGCAATCGACCGCCCCGCCGCCATGGCGTTATTCGCCTGCTGCTCCGCGCCACCGGCCAGCGCGGTACCGGCATATTGCGCGGGCTGGATCATCCACTGCCCGATGTTCTGCGCACCGCTCAATCCCTGGTTCGCCAGAAACTGATTGGCTCCGAGAATATTCTGCCCGGTGACATTGGATGCCTGATACCCCGTGCCGACCAGCGCATTCAGCCGGTTGAATCGATCCTGCTGCGATTGCGTCAATCGCGTGAATGCGTTCTGTGCTTCCTGGCTCGCCATGTTCTGATTCAGGTTCGAAAGCGCTGCAAGCGTACCCCCGCCCAGAGCACCTCCCCTGGCGGCGGCACTGGCTTGCAGCGCCTTACTCGCCTGATCCATCCGGAATTGATAACCAGGATCGAGCTGTTGGATGTCCTGATAATTGAACGTCCGGTTCAGGTCCCCGCCGGGTGCCATCAAAGACGCGAGTGTCTGCGCCGACTGACTCCCCAAGCCGACATAAGGCGCGAGCAGTTGGTTGGCTTGCGGCAGTCCCGCGAGGACGTCCTGGCGGTTCTGCGCCAGCGTATCCCTGATCTGCTGCACCGCGTCAGCACCAGCCTGCGTAGACAGATTGGCGGCCGTCTGGGCGGCTTGGCCGATGGGCGGGTTGTATTGGTTCAGCAGATCACTAATGGTCTTCTGCGCCTGCTGCGCGGCGGCCACCTGTTTATCGGCGGCGCTAGAGGCGGCGCTCCTGCCGATCAGCCCGCTGGCTAGCGAGCCTCCTGCGCCGATTCCGGCTGCGATTATCGGGATGGCAGCGGCTGGCATACCTGTTCTCCTTCCTCGACGCAATCCTGAGCCTCGGGGCATGATTGCGGGCTAATCCCCAATAGCACCTGATCCCAGAGCTTCCCGTCCTTCAGGAAACTCGCGGGATTGACTCCGTATTGCGCCATCCCCACACGTTGCGCGTAAGCTAAGGCCACGCGATTGAAGACTGGAACGTTCGTAATTACGCGCCTGCAGGGCGTGTGTTCCCAGATCCAATCCGGCAGCATCCGGCCCGCGATTAAGGCGGGAGTGCCCCATGCATGCGGCAGCAGACAGGTGTGAATCTCCCAGCAGATCGAATTCTGCGGATGCAGAATCCATGCCCCGAGAATTTCCTCGTCCTCGAAGGCGAGGATGTACCACACCCCCTCGGATTCGATGGGCGCATATTGCTCGGGGGGCGGGGAGTGATCGTCCGTAATATGGCGGTAGATCATCGGGTGCGTGAGAATGTGCCGGATCAGCCGATAGTCGAAGGAACGCTCAAAGTGGACCAAGCCTTGCCTCCAGCGTTTCGACCCTGCGCCGTAAATCGTTCATCTGTTCGCCGAGGCGCTGCCAGTACAGATACCAGCTCTTTTCGGTCAATGGTTGCGCCATGCCGTTGCTGCGCGCGCTGTTGATGTCTTCGAGCGATTGCCGGATCGGTGGAGTCACCAGAATGTCTTCAGCCATTACGCAAGACCTCTGCTATGCTGAATCCGATATGCGAATGCGCTGGATTTGGCTCGTGTCGGCCATGGCTTTATGCGCCTGGATGACGTCACGGGACTGGGATGTCGCCTGGGACACACGGGCACTTTCCACCGGGAAACCACCGGAATAATCCGTTCCCGATAGAGATACCAGGATTTCTCTGCCATTAAGCAAACCCCTGCGTCATTTCCAGATAGGTATCAATCAAAGCCACCTTGGTGGATGCTGTAACGCCCACCCGATAGACGCGATCCCGCGCCCGCCCCAGCCGCCGGAAGACGGCGCGCCGCGTGTGATCGCCCGCCGGAGCCATCGGCGTCAACCGTCCAATCTCATCGCGGAACGTATGTCCGTGATCGTCGCTCCAGTCCAGGCCCATCTCGGGAATCGGCTCGCCGGGATTGAGCGCGCCCATCTCCGCCATCACCTCTACGCGATGGTGGTACGCCCACTGGTTCTCCTGAATTAAATGCGGGAAGGCTCGCTGATATTGGATCGGGATGCCGTCATCCGTGAACAGATTCGATGACAGCTCGTACAACTTCCCGCTCTCGGGTGATCCTACGATATGCTTGCCGCCGTCGCCCCATTCGGGCAAGAATGCGTGATACCACGCCTGATGCCGTAGGAAGTTCTTACCCTCCGGATGCCAGAGTGCCCGCTCATGCCAAAGACTGGTGTTCATGTCATAAACCCACGTCTGCTGCTGCTGCCAGAAATTGACGCACCAATGCAGATGGCCTGCGTTTACGTAGGAGTACGATACTGCGTCCTTTACCCGGAAGTTCGGCGCATTCCACGCCCATTCCTGCGCATGCGTGCTAATCCGGACTGGTTGCAATCCATCCGCACGATAGGCGCGCGTCTGGCCGTCCGGCCCGCCCCCGAGCCAGCAGCACGTGGGTCCCACGCTGCACGGCGCGTAGATCGCCGCACTGCCATCTTGAATGAACGCTCCCGCGATGCGCTGGAGGGGAAAATCGGCAGCACCTACGTTCTGCCAGATCTCAGTCGATTCCGTGCCAAATAACCAGAGCTGCTCATGATCACAGAGAATCGACTGGATATAATCCGCCCGGCCCTCCTTCAGCCCGAACATCAGCGGATCCCACTCGGTCCCCTCATAAAGCGAACTGAGGTTGAACTGGCGGCCGGGATCACTCGTCTGCGGTAGATCGGGTCTACGAACCCGATTGACGATGAAATATCCGTCCAAGAATCCGCCGGTTACCCCGTCCACCTGCTCACCTGCAGAGATCTTCCAGTCCAGATTGAACGCGTCAGCAGTCGGACTAGGTTCAAGCAGCAAATAATCCTGATTGATGACGCCGGATACGTGCGTCAGGTTGCCGCCGATGGTGATATTCATCCCGGTCCAACTCGGATCGAAAGGGGCTCCGGTCAGCCGCTGGAGACTCCCGTTACTGCCGATGATGTTTCCCGTACCCCGAAGCAGAAACCGCGCTGGCACAGGTCCCGCGCCGTTGTCGATATAGACGTAACCTCCGCTCACGATCATCAGTTGATGCCCATTACTGAAAATTTGCGCGGCGTCTGGATCATCCGGCCCCTCGTGTACCTGGCCGTAAGTGTCGCGATAGCTGCCGTCCTCGAAAACTTCGGTCACATC